CAAGAAGGTTATGAATGAGTTTCGAATTCCTAAATAGTCAAGATACATTTGAAAAATAATTCTTCATTGTTAAGCTAACTTTCAATTTTCCGCGCTCACTAAGATAAGCCCACTGGCGCGGAAATGCTCGGAGATCCCCTGTAAGTCTTTGCCCGTTTACTATCTTATCATAATGAGACAGCCCGCCAAAGTTATGAAGTCTTCCATAATTTACGGATGTCCCTATCCGGGCCTTCTTATTGTCTAAAAGTTGAAAATGCAATTGGCGAAGTCTTCCCGTATCCTGCAATAGCTTAACGGGATCGCCTACCGGAATCCCACGTAAGCGGTACCCAATAGGCTGTAGCTTCTCCCATTTCTTTCCTGAAGCATCTACTTCCTGGTCAAAATGTTGTTCCATGTCATTTAAAATTGTTAATGCAACTTGCGACATCAAAGTACGAGGGTTCCCCGCTTTTGCGATTAATTCTCGGTATCGCCGCTCAAGTTTGGAAATATCAATTTTAATAAACATGCCTAGTCGTTTGCGCGTCGGGCCGATTTTATAGAGTCCACTAAAGTATTAGGGGTCCGCCAATTCATAAAGTTATCCATATTCGCAATCAACGGCATACTATTTGACGACCCCTTTAATGTAGTGTTGACGTTGGCCACTATGGCCCCAGTGCCTCCAGCTGATAAAGAGGCGATCAAGTTCAAGTCCTGCGATTTGATTCTATTTAGCAGCTCGTTTGCACGTCTATATCGCTCGGCTACATAGGAATCGTAGTTCCTATTTTGTTGCTGATATAAATAGTCGCAAACAAAAAATGCAGTGAAATCCCGATCAATCGTTTTGATTATATCGGGAATCCCCCCACTTGAGAAAGGAACAGTATATAAATCGGCAATTGTTCCGTTGATCAACGCTTCAGAGTCCGTGATAAAAAGGGACACTGTCGCGGTATTAACGTCCGAGGATGTTAAATTATACAGTGCATAGCTATAGACATCCGCAGGCGTTATGTATGCCATTAATCAAACAAGTCCGAATCGTCATTTTTAGGGTTTACAGCATCTTCAATTGTTTCCGCCGCAATATCAACTAAAGTGCCTACGGGATCTTGTGCAACTTTTACAGCAGTTTGGGCTAAATCTAAAATTTTACCCTCTTTGGCCATTTGTCGAATTTCTTGTAGGGAAGGTGCGTTGTCCGCATCGATTTTACCATTCAAACGGTGATCGATCTTAACACTTTTGGAGACGTTAGAAAGGTCCACGGCAATTTTTGCCCATCCAGAATTTACTAACTTATTGGCTGTTTGCTTGTTTCCTTCGATAGCATCAACCGCATACGTCAAACCTTTTTCAAGCCATCCGCTGCGATGCGATACTTTATAATCCCGAACCATTTTAATATGTTTCATATTTTTTCCTTTAAGATGTAGGGGTAAATTAATACCCCTGCAAATTCCCTAAAATCTTACGCAGTAGCTCCGAAAATAATGTACCCGGCCAAGGTTGAAGTGATTCGAGCGTCATATGACATGCCCGCTTCAACCCAAGTAGACTTCCGCTCCGGTACATCCATGATCCGGACCTCAGGCTTGCCACTCACACCGTCCCCACCGCGAAGGGTGAATTGGTAACCAAAGCTCAGCCGTTTCGCGCTTGCCGCCGAAGTTGGGATATAGGAAGCAAGGACATGCTTGCCCCAGATATACCCAATGGACATGGAAGAAATGCCTTCGCCAGTTGCCGAAATCAAGGACCGTCCAACGTTCACCTTGTTCACGTCGAAAAGGGCGGCTAGCAAGTCCGCAGTCACAACACCCCGTTGTACGTACTTAATAAGGTCAAGTACTTGTGCGTGACGTTTTAACGTGGTATAGACTTCTTGATTGGTGGTCAAGTTGTTAGCACGTAATCCAGTATTTTTTAGAACCGTATTACAAGCCAAATCCACGTCCTGCAAAGGCGTAGTTGTTGACGTATAGCTCCAAGCGGATGCAGCAGCCAAAGAGGTGTAATTTGCAACGGAAGCGGTCACGAAAACCAAATCCGCAACAAATTTATCCCGACCAATCATCAATTTTTCCATCAAGAATGCAGCGGTATCCTGCCGAGGTGCCAACGGTGCGTCTGCCTCCATTTCCTCTTCATAGCTAACAAAATCATGCAATGCACGCTCTTGAATGAAATAAGGACTAGTTGACGGATTAGGGACTTTAGCTCGGCTTGACTCGGCGGTAGGTGCCCGAAGTGCATCCGAAGGAATCCAGTTTGTCCGGTCAAAAGTAAAATACAAGTTGCTTCGTTTATTGCTCCCGATGCTAGGTAGAACATCGTTGGCAATAAAACTAGCGTCTTCTTGCATAAACATTAATGCGAAATTCGATAAAGCCTGGTCAATATGTACAGTTCTTGCAATCATAATATATTACCTCCCATCCTAATTTTCTAAGTTACATTGAGTTCGGATTGAAGCCGAATAATGGAACGCCTTCAAATACTTGCCCCGATACAGTTGCCCCAGTTATCGCAATTGCGATTACAGGAACAGACGCAACGGATGCCCCGATATCTACTAAGTAACCAGTAACGGCTTGAGGAATAAGGCGACTTCCAGCTGTTACAGTTCCCCCACCAATCATTCGGCGGCTAGGCTGGAACATGTTCACAACTACAGTCGGAGCGCTGGTTGCGGCGTTGTATTCAACAATTGTTCCGATTGGAATGGCTCCAATTGATGAAAAAGTAAAAAGACCTACAGTAGACGACCCTGTGACATAGCAGTGGCGATCTAAGCTGGTAGTGGTGCAAACGCTTGAGGCGTTGACGTTAAAGGTAGCCCTAAACTCTGGGCCACGGTTGACAGGTGAAGTGGTCATTATTTAGCCTCCGATTTAAATAATTCAGGTTTTAGTCGACTCACTGCAAGTTGAGCTTTTCCGTAATCCTTAATATCATGCTCTTTCATGTATTTTAGCGTTACTTGGTGCGCCTCATCGTGCGAATGTTCAACTTTTTCACTGGAAAGATGTTTTGCAAAAATACGGGTATCAGGCAAAGATTTTAAGAATGCTCGCAAAGTTTCCTCTGAGGTCATTTTTTCTTTGATCCCGATATCGCTTTGCTTAATTGAAAAAGTCAATTCAACTGGTTGCACTTGTGTAGAATAAAGCAATTGTTCAACCATGTCTTTTTGAAAAACGGAAAGTTTTCCGCCATCTACTAAACTGGAAGTAAACGCTTCGATTTCACTTTTTCGTGCGTCTTCTACAATCTTATCGGCCTTAGCTCTTGAAGCTTCGAATTCTTTCTTTTTCTGATCGGCTTCATTAATGAATTCAACCAATTTGTCGGGGTCGTCGAGCTTCTCAACAATTTTTTCCAATTTGGAAAATCTTGCCGTTTTGGCCTCTAATTCCTCTTCACGTTTTGCAATTTCCCCTTCTTTAGAAAATAGAATTTCTTCCTTTTCTTTAGAAGCGGTGAACTTATTAACTTGTTCGGTTAATGCCGCAATCTGCGCTTTTAATTCTTCATTATCCATTGGTATACTCACTTCCTTTTTTTCAAATACAATAGAATCTCGGCTGTTTTTGGAGTACAACGCTAAAACATCGTCGAGGTTTGTTACTGCTGGAGTATCGCCGCCTAAAAGTGCAACTGCTGATAAGACAAAAGGATAAATTTTACTTTTTCCACCGGTCTCCTCAGGTTGCGCCGTAAAATTGGGATATAGCTCAACACTTACGCGCTTATATGCTTTTTTCTTGACTAAATCCACAATTTTTTTAGGGACATCTTCCGCATCAGCTACAATTTTATCGCCGATCCTTTTTACATTTGTAATCCATCCTGCCGCCGGGAAACCATCATTTTGAAGTAGTTTTTGGTTTTTATCGTGCCCTAGTTTAACGAAAGGCTGGATTTTATCTCCAATCTCGTTATGCGCTGACACAATATCGTCCAACATTTCAACCGTGACATCGGTATCGTTCCAAGTGCCAGTGGAAAAAATTTCCATGCCCTTGATTGTACCAAACGCTAATTGACTAAAATCAATTGTACCGCCTTCTTTAGAAAAATAAAGGTACTCTTGCTTTTTTAAAAACTCTTGGGCTTTTTCAATCGTCCATCCATTTGAGAGATCAAAATAAACGGATTGGGTTTGCCGATTGCCCCCTGGATCGCTTTGCAAAAATCCTTCACAAACAGAAATACCACGGAACTCATCCATTCGGCATTTCCTAAGTGTTGATTGATTAAATTCTTCCAAGTCCCGTACAGTTGCAACTATTTGTGTGACGGGATCGGCATACGTTACATTTTCAAGCTCTTCTTTTTGTATCATTTTCTCACCTCTAAATTATAAACCCTTTGCCGCCCGGCATCGCCTTTAGTTTTTCCAAGTCTAAAGATGGTGATGGCTTAATCTTATCTACTTGCACGTCCACTGTTGTTATATAACGAATCATTGATCGGCATTGATAATGATTAGGCGGGGTAATTGACTTCCAAATTGGATCGGTCTTTCTTGCTATAAATTTATCAAGCTTTTGGCATCGTTCAGTCGTTCGTTTGTCTATGATAGCCGAATACTGAAACATTTCAACAAATCCCCCTAGCTCGGGCGCATCGGCCACTTGTAGCCGCGCTAAATTGTAAAAATTGGTCATATTCGTTCGGACAATATTTGCAATCAACCAGGGCGAGTACTCCAAGGCCGAAGTTGCCGCCCCTGCCACGTACCCATTGAATATTTCAATGATATCATTAACAACATCAGATGTGCCCTTGCCTTGCTGAATCGCACTAATCATCGTTTGCTTCAGCTTGTCTAAGAGCTCATTTTTAATTGCCCCAACGGACGCAAAAGTCTGCTCATCAATAAGTTCTTCGGCCAAGGTTTGTGCAACTTCCATCGCTACAAACAAGTCATCAAATTGACTTGCAAATTCTTTTTGTTGAGTCTTCTTTAATTGCTTAATTTCTTTTTTGGCTTCCGATACACCAAAATCATAGACGTCTTTAATTGCGTCTTTCAACTTGGATTGTACCTCGCCTAAATAATTAAGTTTGATTTTATTAACTGCCTTCAAATCTCCGTTGTCTATGACCTTGCTACTTGAGACAGTAGCAATAAACTTGGTTTGCATTTTTAGGAAAACGGCGGACAACTCGTTAATAGAATCGTCTTCTTTTTTTGAAAGGGTCTCAAATTCTTTTATAAAGTCCACTCGTTCTTCAAAGACTGTAGGCTCTCTATTTAACTCGAAATCGAATTTTTTTTTTGAGAATTCCTTTTTGTCGTCCTCATTAGATTCTGGGTCGTCTGACTGTTTGCCCTTTGCAGGCTTCCCTTTTGACTCTTCCTTAGGCTCGTCTTTTTTAATTTCTAAAAGTTCAGAATCTTCCATCAATTCAGGGAAATCCAACTTCTTTCGGAAAACGTTGTAATCGTCGCGAGTAATAGGAAGTCCTTTGTCCACCGCCTTCAAGAACAGATCCAACATTTTCATAAGGTCCTCGTCCTGAAATGGCAAAAACCTAAGCTCTGGGTACACTTCTTGCGGGCCATAATTATAGTCGATCAGCGGCTTAATTATTTGCTTGTTGAACAAGTTTTCTAATACTTTTCGCTCATACTCTAAGTTATTGATGAAAATTTTAAATTGAATTTTTCCCAGCGCCTCAGAGCCCCCCATGTGCGTAGATGAACTAAACCCAATCAAATCAGGCAATAGCAAAGAACGCCCGATCATTTGGTTAAAGCGTTCAATGGCCGAATCATATTCAGAGCTAGAGCCTCCACCAGTCTTTAAGAAGTCAATTTCTACATCATTGGGGATAACTGCGGCGAATGCCTGCTGAATGGATTCAAGAACCCCTAAAAGTTCATTGGTTCGATCAGGGGTAAAATTAGCCGGTACTTTTCCGACTGGGAAGGGCGATGCGAACTTTTGCAAATATATTGCCCAAAAAGAAATTATTTTGTCTTTTAGGAACCATGCGCGATAGCACCGCGATAGCTCAGATTGCCCATAGGGGTTATCAAAATTGGTATGCTTCGTATACCGAAACATTTTCCAAACCGGCAAATCATTCGTCGCATAATTCCCACCGGATCGCTGGATGATTCGGGATAGGTCCCCATATGAGTCCGTAAAATAATCAATTGAATGTGGGGGCGCAAACTTTAGACGCGTTAAAAAAACCTTATCTCCAAAATCTTTAGTTGTTTTTCTTTCAAATACTTTTTCAGCTAAAGAAAACCCATACTCGTGGGCGCTTAGTATTTGGTAAAAATCTTGCATCAATAGTTTTTCATAGTTAGATTCAAAATTATATTGAACAAATCTTAATAGTTCGGAATTCTCACCAGTTTTTGAATACACAAATTTATAACCAGTTGACAACATAAAGCTTTTTTTAAGGTCTAAAATTGCAAAGACTTGGTCGTCCAAAAGCATTTGGTCGATTGTCCTAAACCCTTTACGACGGATAAATTCGTCCAGGTTGAAGCCGTCAACAAGGGATGGAATATAAAGTGAAGTGCGAGCGGATACGAACTCTTGAAGGGTATCCCTTAGGCTTGTTGCATAGTCAAGTAATGCAATTTCTGCGCCGTCGCTAATAGTTGCGATAGGCGTCGGGTTCGCCGCTGTAGGTGTTAATTTTTTGGCCAATTTTGAACGCCTTAAATATATTTGGGGATAGTTGATCAACTTCGATTAGAACTTGTGACATAGCATCGATATCATCATCATGCTCAACGTCGGGAAAATTTCCGCATTTAAGTATAAAGTCTTCTACCCAATTTTCAAGTACCGGGGCCTCATCCTCTCGAATTGCAAGGGCTGGTAAGTACACGTCGCCACACTCTATGTAAGGAAGGGCCATATTTACCCGCTCAACTTTGGACACGGTTGGGTTTACGGCTTTTAATTTGGGAATGGTTTTTTGGAACACATCAAGAACGGCATCCCCATTTGCTTTTGCTTCAATTAAAAAATAAGAATAGGTTGGGAACTCGGTAACAAAACGTGTCACGATCTGAAGCGTTTCAGTAAAAGATGCTTTCCTTGCAATAGATTTGATGAGGTAACGTTTAGAACCTTTAACCCCCCACGCTTGGCATGCAACCGGGTCACTTCCTTTGTTCTTCTTGAAGGAACAGTCCATTGACAGCACGATCATATCCAGATTGTCGGGCAATTGCGTGTAATATTTCCAGAATTTACGCTTTATGATGTTCCCGTCAATAGATACGGGGCATTGCAAATATTGAGCGTAAAAATTAGATGCCCCCAAAGATTTATAGATATTTTTTAAAACTTTTTTGCCTTCCCTATTTGGGGATAATTCTTGCTTTTGCTCAATAATGACTTCACGTTTACTAATCGGGAAACTAAAAATAGTGCGCTGTCTAAAAATAGCGGGCAAGCAAATATGGGTCCACTCATCCCCCCCGTCTTGTTGCTTTTGTAACAAATGATTTGTGAAATCTTCCATATGCAGCCGTTGCATAATTGCAATAATTGAACCGGTATTTTTATCGTCTAATCGTGAATACAAAGTGTGGTCGTAATATTCGGTTGCTTGCACACGTTCCGCCAATGAGAAGGCGTTTTTAGGTTTTTGCAAGTCATCTAGAATTAACTCATCCGCACCTTTTCCCGTAATTGACCCCCCTACCGAAGTGGCTTTCATAATACCGCCTAAGGTGTTGGAGTACTCAGATTTGACGTTTTGATCCGACGATAGGCGAATATGCGGGAACGCTGCGAGGTAGTCATCAGATTCTAAAATATTACGCCGTTGCACGTTAAAATACATAGAAAGATCCTGGGAATAGGATGCCCCAATTATCCTATGCGCGGGCTTCTTGATCCAGCGCCACGCAGGGTACGCAGTTGTGCAAAGCGTTGATTTTAGATTACGGGGCGGAATATTTATTAGAAGTCTTAATATTCCCCCATACGCGACCAATTCCAAATGCTCGCACAAATAATCAAAATGCCAGTTGTCCACAAAATCCATGCCTGGCCTAATAATTGGCCAAAAGTGCCTAAAAAATCCTTTGAGTGTCTGGCATTGCTCTTGAACATGGCAAATATTGTCTAAAAACTCTTGCTCTGACTGTTTGCGTTGAAGCTCTTGTTCAATAAGATTCAAGAAATTAACTGGGCCATTATCAATACGACGCTTTTTCGAGAATGGCTTTAAACTGTTGTAGTTCATCCGTACTTAACTTTCCTAAATCAAAATCGCTTCCGATCAATCTTTTAATGTCTGACAATATCTTATCCGTAGAATTTCCATCGGAACCAATTTCCCCCATAATCCCAAAAATCAAATTAACGGATGCAATGTGCCCACGTAGTGCCATTGCAACCTGTTGGGCCATAATCAATTCTTTAACAGAATAACGCCCTTCTAAAAGGGATATCGGATGTGTTCCCGTAAAATCAGATTCTAAAAGTTCGTGTAGTATTTCCCTTATCGAGGAAGTTTCGTCCACTTTGACTTTTTTATGTCTTGGGTCATCGAATACGATAATCTCGGAGTCCATTGAGATATTGTCTCATTAAGTAGCTAAAAAAGTCAAAAAAGAACTGCTCGATCGATTTTATTGTAATAGTATTGCAATAAGCAATTGAAATAGAGATTAACAACCCCACATAGACTTCCCATTCGAGACATCCCCCTGAAATATTGGATCTACGGCACTTTTATACAGTCAAAAGGTATTTGGGTTGGGATTGCTGGCCGCTTGCGGCAGTCGGTTAATAAAAAGATGGTTTTCAAGCATGAAAATACTTCGAGATAGGAGTAATAAAAACTACTTGCACTATTAAAATATTTGTTGTATTATTAATTCATCTTAAAAACAAGGGAGTTACTGAAATGATCACATTACAAGGTTCCGAAAATCAAATTAAATGGGCTGAACAAATTCGAAAAGAAATATCCGACAAAGCGGATAAATTTATTGAGTTGGTAAAAGAAGAAGTTGAAGCATCCGAGATTCCAATGAGCGAACAAGCTAAAAAGTACACAGTAAACCTTGCCTCAGGCGTATACAACTTACTTTTAAATCAGCAAAAAGCCGAAAACTATATTCACTACAGAACACTTAAAGGATTTATTTCTGATTTACTTTATTTCGAACGTCAGAACAACAATGAAGAATACAAAACGCATAACCTCGATGGAAACGTTAAAATAGCCATCAATTCCGCCGCATCCCGAGTATAGTACACAAATAAAGGACTAGCTAAAATGTTTAATCGAAAAAAACCAAGTTATAATTCCGAACAAGTAGAAAAAATAGTGAACAAAGCAATTCCCCTATTATCTAAAGGGGATGCCCCCGAGTATATCAAGGGGATTTTATTCGTGAGGTACGAAAACTGCAAATCGTACAATGAATTTTTAAAATTTGTTACACTATTAATAAAAACCGCTGGAACTATCGATAGAAAAACGCTAAAAATAGCCTAAAGTCCCCCCTTGCTCTACGCATATCAAATAGTAGGCAAAAACAGGCTTAAAATAGTGAGAAATACCGGAACTACCTAGAAAATAGCTGCAATTTTTTAAAAAGTCGCCAGCTTATAGTGTAGGACGATTTATAGATGAAATTTCTAAAAAATTAAATGCTTTTCATGAGTAGTTCCGGGCATTTCTCACTAATCTACAGCGTTTTTTAATTTTCACTAATGTAAACAACTGATTTTCAAAATACAAAACCTTCCGCATTTTGGCCATTTTTAAGACTACTAACTCTATCGGGTAATTCTATAAAAATAAAATATAAACCATGACACAAAATATTACTTGACAAATTCAAATATCTTCTAAAACTCCCCATTTTCGAGCTCAGTCTCAATAAGATCAATTTTTATTTTTTATTGAGACTTTTCCTAAATTTATTACAAAATTGATAGGGCCATTTTACAAAAATGTAAACGTATCTATGTGGGTTCCTACTCAATAAATTTACACAAAATGCCCCATAATTCCCGTATTCTTACTAAAATATCAGGGATTCTAATAATTCCTTATTGAGACTGGGAAACGACAATCAGGGCAATGTGCAGTGAACACCCCCCCTCAGTGCGTAAACTCATACACAACATTTCCAAAAAAAATCCCAGCCAGAAATTTTTCCTAATCCTTATTGCAATATTATTACAATAAGAATCCCCCTAAAATCCCACCCCGGAACACCCTAAAAATGATCGCCAAGCCCCAACCACAATACAAATACTACCTAAAACTACTACTAAATAACTAAATAAAATATATAATAAAATAATCCCTAATGGACTAAAACCACGTAAACTTTTGACTTCTAAAAATAAAATCGTTTTGGCCCTGAAAAAATACCTTTTGGTAACAAGCACACTTTTCAAACCAAAATCCTCCTATTTTTTAGAATTTACGCTGGGTTGATCGACTGTTAAAAAATAAAAACTTCCCACAAAAACCCTAAAAATATCCCCCATTACATACTGTGTTAGCAAGTAACAAATTCTAACTCCACCATAACGTTAGAAACACAAAATGAAACTCCCCTTTTCCCTTATTCATCAAAAATAATCGATTGATAAAGCAATAAAAATGACCTAAACTACCTTAAATCTAGCAAAAATCAGAAAAAGGGTGTAAATAATGATCAACGAAGCTTGGCCATTCTCGGACCGTATAGAATTAAACGGAAACAATCTAATAATTATGAAAGATCAAGTTTTAGAAAATTTAATATACTCGTTAATCAAATGCGCGCATTGTTTTATTACTAAAAAAGACGATTCCTATTCTTTAGAAGTTTCAAAAACGTTCCCTGATTGCTTTTTCACTTCTGAATTAGCTTCCCAAGTTTTTTCCCGACTGGCCGAATCTCATTTATTCTCTAATATTTCCAGCCACATTTCCGCCTACGAAAAATCTACCCGCATTCATCATTTCACCGCCACCTTCTTATCCCAACCCAATTTAGGAATCTGACATGCCCCAACAAACTCTACACTCAATTTCAAAATACTTGGGAAAAACTGTCCTAATGGGCGATACCGATTTTGGCCGTCGCCGAGTCCTTACCCACGGAACTTTAGCAACCCTTTGGAAAACTGGAACCAAGCTCGCTGATCCCGTCAATATCTATCCCATCCTACGCCCCGTTAAATCGCTGCTAAAAGAGCATATTTATCGTGGGAGTATCTCAATCCCCGCCGAGGACATATTCGGCCTACCGCTCACCTCTGACACCGCCCTATATATAGAATGCGAGGAAGAGCTACGTGCGGGCAAGCTTTTAGACTTCCTATTTAAAAAAGGCTGTCATACCGCTATGGACAAAATCGATGCCTCTTTATCTATTCTCGAAAACGATTTTGCAGCAATTGAAGATTCCAGCGGCAAGCGATCCGCAACGGGCTACTCCGATTTTTTAGGGTTTGATTGTGTTTGCCTTAAAGAATAAAACCCCTTGCACTATTAAAATATTTGTTGTATTATTAATTTGTCAAATCAACAAAGTCGGAGAATAAAATGAACAACAAATTTTTTACTATGGACAACACTGAAGGCTACACACAAAAGCAATTGAACGTATACAATGAGACTTTCCCAGTATGGGCAAAAGAATATGGCTTTGATTTAGCGGATGCTCAGGAATTAAAAACCGCTGAAGAGCGTTTTCACAACGAGGTGATGATCCATGGTCTCTAAAAGGTCCGGAAAGTTTGGGGTATCGGATATTAAAAAATTAAATAAAGCGATCATAAAATTCGGTTGTTTAAAGTCTGTGGCTAAAGATTTAGGGTATTCTGATCCTAATGATTTTTATAAGCGCGTAAAAGTGCTAGGAATTAAGGTAATCCCACAACTTTTCAAACCTAAAATAGGCCCATCCGAAAAAGAACGTGCATATAACAGGCAGTATTTTAAGTTGGTTACAAAACAAAAGCGATTAGAGAAAAGGAATTTGGAGATTGCCAATCGTCCTGATAGGTTTTGTTTAAATTGCAATTTAAGTATAAAAAAAGATGCTCCCCCTAGAGTCAAGTATTGTAGCGATCTTTGTAGATTCAAATACCACGCAAATAAGCAATATCCTAATAAATCAAACCCTATTTTCTGCAAAAAATGTAAAAAAGAAATTAAAATTTTAAACAACAATCTGCGAGGCACGAGGTACTGCTCCGATACGTGTAGGCCAATCTCTTTAATCCGTACTAATTTTCATCGATCGAATAAATTGTTCTGATAAAAACTACTTGCACTATTAAAATATTTGCTGTATTATTAAGTCATCTTAAAAACAAGGGAGATAGTTAATATGGGAAACCGCGCTGTAATTACGTGTCCTGAAAGAAAAATTGGAATTTATGTACATTATAATGGGGCAAAAAGATGAGTAATACACCCCCTTCATTTAGAGACCTTTTGGATTTAGTAGATGATGACATGTTGATTTATGAACTAACTAGCGAGAAAGAGATTAAGATCCCTAAATCGGAATTTAAAGCCATGCGCGTAGCTATTCAGGACTGCGTCTCGGGGCTTTTATCTGAAATATACTCTTTTGAACAAAAAATCGAAGCCCTGGAAGCATCAAAAAAGTATCTAGAACGATGTTTAAATGATTCAAAAGTTAATAAATGCTTAGTTAAATATAAGCAAAGTAAGGATAATTAAAATAATGACTACAACAATTTGCGATTTCTGGTTCGTTAAAGGCAAAACGCTAGTATTTCTCGGTAGTATGGTAGAGGACGGCCACATTTATAACAGTCCTTATATAGTATACGCCCCCTTTATCAATAAAATCCTCAAATCGAAAACTTTGGAGGACTATGTTCAAAATGTCTCAATATTATTAACTTATGTCCACGCTAAATCGCCGGGTAAGATTAGCTTTTCGTATACGCATGATTGGCATCCATCGGCTACTGATTATTCATGTGTGTTCGACGGCAAAGTTCTGCGAGGACATGCAGACCATGAGACAAGTTATGAGGCCATTGAGATATTAGGGAAGGCGACTCGATCTACTGAAGTTGCGTGGGCATTACGTGGAACAAGTGGAGTTATTTAGATGAAAAAAATAGAAAAATTAACGGATTCCCAAGTTGCAAAATTCCCAATTTATGTGGATAAATGGAAACGGATTGGGCTTTCAACTGAGCGTGCCGACCGTAAAGAAGCCGAAAAATGGGTGGCGGAAGTATACAAAATGGGAGGTCTAGAACCTCCGAAGTTGATACTATGGGCACAGTCCCCCATTTCGGGGGCGATTATCGCAACGATATTTAAAAACGCATCTAGAAGTCAGAATATTTTTAATATGGCCAGCGTCGAGGACAGCGTCATGGTCCGCGTCTGGGACAGCGTCTGGAATAGCGTCGGGAATAGCGTCTGGGACAGCGTCTGGGCTAGCGTTAGGGATAGCGTCTGGGATAGCGTCGGGGACAGCGTCGGGGACAGCGTCTGGGATAGCGTCTGGGCTAGCGTCAGGGATAGCGTCGGGAATAGCGTCGGGAATAGCGTCTGGGCTAGCGTTAGGGCTAGCGTCGGGGACAGCGTTAGGAATAGCGTCAGGGACAGCGTCAGGGACAGCGTTAGGGAAATGGAACACGGAAATCACTACGCTGGAGCGTTAGCGTTTTACGATTTTTTCTTAACAGAGTGCCAATTGGATTGTTGTGAAAAATTAATACCGATTTCTCGATTGGTCGAGAATTGCGGGTGGTTTGCACCATATAAAAATGTTTGTATTTTGCAGGAAAAACCAGTTGAAATACACCAGATAAACGACCATAAAACTCTTCACAGAGACGGAGGCCCGGCAATTAGGTATGCCGACGGATTCTCTGTGTGGGCATTAAATGGGGTTCGGGTGTCTCAAGAAATTGCGGAAACGCCCGGTGATAAACTAGATTGCAATTTGGTTTTAAAAGAGAAAAATGCAGAAATTCGTAGAGAAATAGTTAGGAAAATTGGTAACGAGAGGCTTTGTATTGAATTGAACGCGGAGGTGGTTGATAAAGTCGGCGATTATGAGTTGTTAATTCTAGATTTGAAAGACAATATGAGACGGCCTTTCCTAAAAATGACAAACCCTTCAATCGGTGTCTATCACATCGAAGGGGTACACCCTGATTGCAAGACCGTTCCCGACGCATTGAATTTTAGAAACGGAACTCGCGAAGTACCGATTAAATTAACTTAAGGAGAATTAATATGTTTTACCAACAAGGCGATGTTTTATTGAAAAAAGTAATTGGGGTTTTATTTGATGGGTGTCCAATTGAGGCATCTAAAAATGGGCGACTTATTATTGCCGAGGGCGAACACACGGGGCATGCCCATGTCTTAAAAGAATGTGACGCTGTGATTAGAGTGAAAAACGGGAAACGCTATGTGATCACTGAAAAGGGGTTCACAATTACGCATGAAGAACACCTGCCGATTGAAGTTGCGCCTGGAGTTTACGAAATTGGCATCGTCCAGGAATACGACCATTTTGCCGAGGAAGCAAGGAATGTGGCGGATTAACAATAGAATTAGAAAGAAAAGGTAAGAAATGAGTCAGTATTTAGGCGTCTGGTCCACTGTATCAAGAAGGTTCGTTTTCGGAATAAAAGCTATTAATAAAAAAGAAGCGCAGAGGCAATTAAGAAATAAGGTAGGTTTTTATGAGTCGTTAAGGTATCGGTGGAGAATCAAGTTGATAAATAATGAAGTGGAAAGAAAAGGTAAGAAATAAAATGACAATGCCAGATCAAATTTGGGCCTGGGAAGGTAACGGTGGATTTTTGGAGTGTAACCCTACACCTATCGGGCCTATTGAAGACTCTGAGAAATATATAAAAGCCCCCGTGTGGCGTGATATTGAGGAACTGCCAGAGGAATGGAAAGATGGGAGGACTATAGCTATAGCTTTTTCAGACGGCGAGAATGATTTTGTAACTTGGGATGAGATTTATGTGGAGTTTGTATGTTTTAACGGTGATTCATTTTCTGCCGACCCATCCTATTTCCTCGATTTAGATATCCCCGAGATACATACGCACGCCCCGGTAGTCGGTGATGATCGATGTTCTTCAGCAAATAAAATATATTTTCCGGAGGAAAACAAATGAAAATATTTAATCCAGAAATTACACAAGAGACATTAGAATTGACTTTTATACCAGACCGAGACGTCGCTCTTTATTGCCTTGAAGGGGGTTGCGAAGCGTCATTTTCAAAAGAGGCCGATATGAAGTTTTTCCAGGCAAGGAAAGATATAATGGAAGTAATTAAGATGGCAAGGTTAATGTTAAAAGCAAATGCCCCCCTATTTATAACTAGGGATGATTTATATAAAGTAATTCGAGCACTCGATGAAAAGCATGGGAACCTTTAAAAAATAGGAAATTTGGGAAATAAAACCTCTTGCACTATTAACAATATTTGTTGTATTATTAACTTATCTTAAAAACAAGGAATGCTTAAATGCGTATAACAAAAATTGGTATAGATGAATATATTGTAGATGAGAAGTTTTTAACTACCGCAATGATTTTATTTAGTCGTGCCGGCGAGTCGTCGGATTTTGATCTTGCAAAACGTAAGCGCGCGACAGCGATAGCGGATCAACTTTGTGATGAAATGTGTAAGAAAGTCACCGTCGACGCACGGGTACCCTTACTACTAAAGGAATTATTAAGGGGCAGTCAATCCAATGATTGCTGATATGAAGTTTTTTCAGGCAAGGAAAGAAATTATGGAAGGGTCAATATATTGAACAAAATCACTGGTCCTACAAACCCATTAAAATGGCGTAACCGTGAGTGGGAAAAACGAAACTATATAAAAATAAGAGACTTATTGAATAAAGTATGCGGCAAACCTTATAAAACGCCTACTTACGTCCATCCTGCCTTCAAACAGTGTAGTTGTGGGCTAATATAATGCGAAAAATAATAGCCGTCCCGAAGGCCGAAGTTGCCCTAAAAAGGTTAATGTCAGGAGAATTTAAAACGTATCAAGAAGCGTCCGATTTCATTATTGGCAAAGACGTTCACGACTTTGTAAAAGATATCTATAGGAGTGTTGAAAATGATCCCGTGTAATATATGTGGGGCTGCAATTACTACGCCTCGATTTACTAAATATTGCTCTCCTAATTGCCAAAGAAAAGGCAAGCAAGTCCGAGAGAATACACGACGAATTGCCTATAGAAGTACCCCGGAGTATTTGAAAGAAGTGCTTTCGAAAAAGAGGGTCTGTAAGGAATGCGGTGTAAAGTATAGCCGGTTGAAAAAGACAAGCGGGAGTAAATATTGTGGGGATAGTTGCCGAAAATTAGGGGTGCTCAGAATAAGTCGTAAGCGAACGTATCAAAAAGGGGCACCGCCTGCGCTGGTAGCCTGTAGCGTGTGTAGCTCTCCGTTTATGGGGACTAGTCAGGCTATTTTGTGTAGTGATCCTTGCAGGCGGGCACGGCGTAGGGAAAAATATAGGGAAAGTCTAAAAAAGAGGCCCCCAATTAAGAGGGGCCAATAGGACTATTTGCCCTTGTCGGCAACTTTCTTCTAGGACCTTTTCGCGAGTTTCGCAGCCTTCTTTTAGGACAGTTGTTAGATACATGATACTGCGCTAAACTACTTGGAATGGAAATATTTACTAAAAAAGAGGTTCTGGAAGCTTTACAAAAAGAAGTGTCTAAAAGTACACAAAAAGAAGTAGGAAGGCGATTTGGCTGTAGTCAACAACTTATTAGTGACACTTTATTAGGCATCCGCCCAATTGGTAGCTGTATTTTATACAATTTAGGATTTGAAAAGGTAGAAAGGTAGAAAGGTACATAAAGAAATGATTACTAATATTTATTTTCAGTTTATATTAAATTTGTTTGTTGGCATCAATATTGGATTTTTCTTTGGTGAGGAAGTTAAAGAGTACTTAAGAGATTTAATATGGTGAAAAGCTTTATTGTCTTAATCTCCGTACGTATGTACGATCTATCTGAAAATGATTATGAAGTTGAAAGGCATTGGGTAGACTGTGAGACGTCTAGAGACGCTTGCCTTAAAATTATTCAAGGAATATCGGAAAATCACTCATGCTATGGGATTTCGGAATTAGGGTATGATAACAACCAAGAGGACTTATACAAATGCAGCTTGTATATTAAAACAGGGGATGCGGACCACGTTCACGTTCACGTAAAGGCGATACCACAACGGAGGCTTCCATTACCTTTTTATACTACAAAATAACCCCTTCTCGCACCGGGGGCAGCATTTAATATATGGCTCCGTCTGATTACCCACCCGAAGGCTGACAGAAGGGTAGGACTAATTAGCGCGGTCCGATCGCGCCGATCCCAGTCTCCGAGATCCGTTGTTGATACTGCCGGTGCGCGTCTATCCGGAACCCCAGACAGTCCGACCGTGGAAATATATCAAAATTAATGATATAGCGCAAGTTTTCTTTGGTTCTGTATGTTTAGGTTTTATAGAGAAGGGAATAAACCCCTTGAACGATTGCTAAAAATAATATAAACTACTGTCTACAAAAACAATAAGGGGTTTTAATATGCTAATACAATTTACGTTTCTTCCATCTACTTCTGAATTGAAAAACAATTTCTACAAATTCTTAAATGACTGCGCTGTTGAGTCTAATGTAAAAAGCGCCGAAAAGCGGTTAGAATATGTGCTTACCGAGTTGGAGACTTTAGTATATCGTTATAAGGAAGCGCACAAGTGCGAAGTGACTATTTTATACAAAAATCATAAATCTAATAATTTTAAAAAGAGCATCGAAGTAATTGTCGATCACTCATACGAAAGGAAGCTTTAATGCAAAAACAATGCAAAATCTGCAATAATACTTTTGACTCTAGCCCTAACTTTCTTGTGGTTTGTGGGGAAGCATGCCGAAAAGAAGCCCGTCGGTTGACTGCTCTAAAGTCGGCAACGAATTACTACTATAAGAACAAAGAAAAGATCAGAAAGAAGCGTTTGGAAGCTGCCCCCACTGAAGCCAAAAAGCTAGAGATACAGGAAGCAAGGCGCAAGTATCGCGAAGCAAACAAGGCCAAAATCGCGGCATCCTACAAAGCTTGGTACGCTGAAAACATGGAACGCCGTAAGAAACAAGCTAAAGAGTACCGCAAAAAGAATAGTGAAGAACTTAAAAAGTACCACAAAGAGTATAGGGATGAACTGAAATTGGCGAAAAAGAAGGCAAAGGGGCAATGAGCGGGCCCCTTAAAATAATGAGCGTGGAAGCCCAGCAAACCCAAGAAAAGTACGGGCTTTTTCCAAGTCTTGCGGAAGCTTTATACGTCCATTTGAAATTCCACGGTAGAAATTACGTGACCAAGTCTTGCGAAAAATGGCTAATGGATGCCGTGGTGCTGTCTAAGACAGGTAAGCCCACGACTACCCTTCGAAAAGTGTTGGAGTCAGTAGAAAAACGCCCAGACCTCTTTACAAAACGATTTGCAAAAAAGAGGACCTGGGAAAGAATTTTCTATGTAAACGATCCTAAATAAATGGTTTGTACGCGGGGCTTTTTTGGAAGTTGGCCACGTCGCAAATAATATTTTGCAGGTTGCTTCTATGCGTAGGCTTCCATTTTAGTTCCTGTCCAGCAAGGCCGATGTCGGCAATTAGGAATCCTATATCGCCCTTTCTTCTGCTCTTTATCTCAAATTTAATTTTTGTATTGAGCACTAAATTAACAGTGTCGAGCACTTCAAGAACAGAAAAACCTTTCCCCGCGCCAATGTTAAAATTCCACTGGTTACGCAAAGGGTTTTTATCGTTTAGTAGATAATCCAACGCTTTTTTATGGGCCAAGGCCAAGTCGACTACGTGCACATAATCCCGAATCGCGGACCTATCCTTCAAATCGCCTAGCGACGTACAGTCCTTATTGTAGAAGCTTCGCTTGTTGGAATAGTCGTTCCCATACACCTCAAATACTTCGCTTGGGGTATATAAAGCGTTGTGCACTAGTTTAGGTATTAAATGCGTTTCGGGGCGGTGCACCTCGCCAAGTTGACAATCGGGATGGTTCCCGGCGGCATTGAAGTACCGTAAATTGATAGACTTGCATTGCCCATTGCATTGAAGGGCTTCAAGATAGCGTTCAACGACGCGCTTTGATTCAGCGTAGGGGGATCTTGGATTTGTCTCTACTGTTTCAGAAATAGGTACTTTGCTTGAGTCTGTTCCATAGACTGACGCTGACGACGAAAACACAATCTTATCAATGCCTACTTCAACCAATTGACTAAGGAAAGTTATAGAGTTTGCGATATTATTTTTATAGTACTTTGAAGGATCGCGCATTGACTCGGAAACATCACTAAAGGCCGCCAAATGGACGCATGCTTGAATATTGTATTTTTCTTTCCAACGGCGTAGCGCGTATAGTCCAATACTTTGGATTTCTATATCTAAAATTTCATACCAGTACGAGGATTGGTTATATATTCCCGTTTTCCCGTACCAATTCAAATGGTTAGTGCTAAAATCGTCAATTATGATCGGGTAATATTTTTCCGACTCGCAAAGAGCTTTTACAACGTGCGAGCCAATATATCCGGCCCCGCCAGTAACTAAAACGCCTATTTTACGCATATCTAATCCTGAGTACTGTTTGGGGCAGGCAATTTATTTACGGGGATCCCTGCCAAAACCTGATAACCAATCGCATCAACCCTAGAGTCTCGGTGCTCTCCGTTGGCGAGTCTT